GGATGACTGCAACTGCTCATCGTGTCGAGCGGTGAAGTTCTTCGAGAAGTTCTTCACTCACGCCAAGGGCGAGAAGGGCGGGCAGCCGTTCCTGCTTGAACCGTGGCAACGCGACTACGTGCGGGCGTTGTTTGCCGAGTGCGACGGTCGCCGGCAAGTGCGAACCTCGCTCTTGGCGGTGCCACGCAAGAACGGCAAGAGCACCTTGTGTGCCGGGCTGGCGTTGAAGCTCCTCATGGAGCCTGAGCCGGGCGGGGAAGTCTATTCCTGTGCTGCGTCGCGTGACCAAGCGAGGCTTGTGTTCGATACCGCGAGGATTGCGGTCGAGCAGTCGCCGGTTCTGTCGAAGCATCTGAAGGTATACCGCTCCGCGATCGTGTGCGAGAAGACCCACGCGACCTACAAGGCACTCTCGGCCGAGGCTGGCATCCAGCACGGTCTGAACCCGCATGGCGTGATCTTTGACGAGTTGCATGCCCAGCCGAACCGCGAGCTCGTGGATGTCATGGCAACATCGATGGGGGCCAGATCCCAGCCTTTGATGATTTACATCACGACGGCGGGGTATGACCGCAAGAGTATCTGCTGGGAAATCTGGAAATACGCCGAAGCAGTTGCGAGTGGAGGCATCAAGGACGAGCGATTCCTGCCCGCAATATTCGCAGCCGATCCGGCTGCTGATTGGCGAGACAGCAAAACATGGGATGCCGCGAATCCGAACCTCGGGGTGTCGGTGAAGTCGGATTTTCTCGCGAGCGAGTGCCAGCGGGCGATCGAGATGCCGGCATACGAAAACACTTTCCGGCAGCTGTACTTGAACCAGTGGACAGAGCAGGACACTCGCTGGCTGCGGATGGATCACTGGGCGCAGGGCAACACCGGGTGCCCGGTGCCTCTCGCCGGCCGAGAGTGCTGGGCTGGGCTCGACCTGGCAACCACGTTCGACACGACGGCGTTTGTACTCGTGTTTCCGTTGGATGACGGCAAATACTGGGTCGAGCCGCACTTCTGGATTCCCGAAGAGAACATGCGGGAGCGGGTTCGACGCGACAAGGTGCCCTATGACGTGTGGGCGAAGCAGGGGCATCTACGACTGACGCCTGGCAACGTCACAGACTTCGATCAAGTTCGGGCTGACATCAACGAGCTGGCGAAGAAATACAACATCAAGCAGGTCGGCATCGACCGCTGGAACGCCACGCAGTTGTCAAATCAACTGCACGGTGACGGGGTGAATGTCCTAGGTTACGGGCAGGGCTACGGCTCGATGAGCGGGCCTAGTCTCGTGCTCGAATCGCTCTGTGTTTCTGGCAAGCTGCTTCACGGCGGGCATCCGACGCTGGCGTGGCAGGCCGGGAACGTCGCAATTCAGCGCGATCACAACGGCAACATCAAGCCCAGCAAGGCAAAGAGCAACGAGCGTATCGACGGCATCGTGGCCCTGGTCATGGCTCTTGGCGTTCACGCGTCGCAAGAGGTGAAGGGGCCGGCAATGGAACCCTCCATCCTCATCCTATGATCGCTGCGAACACCCGCATACTCTGGCTCCCTGGCGAAGACTCCCGCAACTGGGACTACGAGACCGGCGGCTGGGCTTCGAGCAACCGCAACCCGTCGGGCGTGAAGGTGGACGCCGAGACCGCTCTGCGGTCTACCGTGGTTCTGGCGTGCATCCGCGTTCTCTCGACCAGCGTCGCGGGGCTGCCGTTTCATCTCTACCGCCGGCTACCGGGTGGCGGCAAGGAAATCGCCCGCGAGCATCCGCTTTATCGGATCTTGCACACGCAGCCGAACTCGTGGCAGACCTCGTTCGAGTGGCGAGAGCAGATGATGCTGCACTTGCTCTCGCACGGGTTTGCCCTCGACGAGAAGGTTTACAGCGGCGGGGCGATCAGCGAGATCGTGCCGTTGCATCCGAGCCGGGTGAAGACCGAGCAGTTGGAGAACAACCGACTGCGCTACACGTACCGCGAAGCATCGGGCTCTTCGACGGTCTACACGCAAGACGCGGTGATGTCGGTGCGAGGTATGAGCGACGACGGCGTGAACGGTATGAGCACGATCGAGCTCGCCCGCGACGCGATCGGTTTGGCTCGGGCGTGTGAGATCCACGGGGCGACTTACTTCGGCAACGGTGCCCGGCCCGGCGTGATCCTCTCGACCGATCAGATGCTTTCGCCCGAGGCGGCAGAAAACACGCGAAACCAGTGGGAACGCGCCCATCGCGGCCCCGACCGAAGCAACCGAACGGCAGTTCTTCAAGGCGGGCTCAAGGTCAACGAACTCGGCGGGAACAATCAGGAGAGCCAGTTCCTTGAGGCTCGCCGGTTTCAAGTCGAGGAAGTGTGTCGCCTATTCGGCGTCCCGCCGCATCTCGTGGGCGATCTCACCCGTTCGTCGTTCTCGAACATCGAACAGCAATCGCTCGACTTCCTCACGAACGGGCTGATGCCGTATCTGCGACGCATCGAGTCTTCAATCGCTCGCGATCTGCTCGAAGGCGATGACGAATACTTCGCGGAGTTCGACACTCGCGGCGTGCTGCGAGCTGACGCCGCTGGGCGAGGATCGTACTACAACACGCTCTGGAATCTCGGCGTGTTGAGCGTGAATGAGATCCGCTCGCTGGAGAATCTGAACCCCGTCGACAACGGCGATGTCAGGTTCGTGCAGTTGAACATGACCACGCTCGACAAGGCGGCCCAGGTGGTCGAGGAGCCGGCGACCGTGGTCGAAGAGATCGTGGTTGACGAAGAGCCGGCGGCGACTCCGGCAGACGCCCCCACGGTAATCGAAGTGCTTGATCAGTACCGCAGCGGCTCGCTGACCCTAGAAGGGGCGAAGGCGTTGCTGATGGTCTCGTTCCCGCAGACGCCCGAGACGATGATCGACGCGATCCTCGCCGGCGTGGTGGTGAAGGAGCCCGAGCCTGCCGCCCCCGAGCCGGTCGCGGAGCCCCTCACCCCCGAGCCCCTCGCCGCCTCGCTGCCCGCGAGCCGGGCGATGACGATCTCGGTGGACTTCGACCGAACCTTCTCCGCCGACCCTGCCCTCTGGGGCGAGTTCGCTCAGCAGTCGGTGGCTGATGGGAACACAGTCGTGATGATCTCGCGTCGCCCCGAGGCTGACCGCGAGGAAGTGATGGGCGCGCTGGGCGACTATGCCGACGCGTTCTCGCAAGTGCTGCTAGTGGGTGGCGACACGCTCAAGGCAGACGCCGCCGAAGCGGCCGGCATAGCGGTTGATGTCTGGGTGGATGACTCGCCGCAGACGATCAAGCCGGCGGAACCGTGCGGCGATTGTGCCGACAAGCCAAAGACGCGGAGACGGAAGAAGTGATCGCCGTGTTCCGCCCAACGCGAGCCGGTGATGCCGATGCCGTGCTGCGGTGCGTGCGGATTCTGCGGTCGGTGCAAGCCGACATTGAGCGGCGAGATTGCGGAACAGGGGCCGGCGGCTTCAAGCCTGGCAACAAGTGTGCAGGCGAAGGGGGCGACGGCGGGGTCGATTCCGGCGGGGGAGGTGAATCGGGCGGCGGCGGCGACAAGAGCGAAAAGCAGTTTTCGCCTTCAGCGACTGTCGAGGAAGCACAAGATTGGGCGACGGGAGCCGTTGCGAAGCGAGTCGATTATTCGGGAATTAAAGACCCCAAAATGGCAAACATAGCAAACCAAGAGTTGTCGTCGCTGGTTGAAGAGTACGGCGTATTGTCGTCGCTGGTTGAAGAGTACGGCGTAGATATGGATTTTGTTGAAACAACAACTTCACTACCTGACGGGGTAATTGCGGAAGCAGGAGTCATTTACACAGGAAGATATAAAGACGGCGAGCGAGTTACGGAAGTTTCTTCTCGCGGGATACAACTTAACGAAAACTTCTGGGAGTCCGAGTCCAACTACCGCGATTTGCTGCTGTTGGGTGCGGCCGATGAATCTTCGCATGTCGGCGGCGCAAGGCCGAGACACATAATCCGGCACGAATACGGACACTTGCTCGATCGACCCGAAGACAGAACTGCTACTCAGGAAATTTTCAATCGTCGGAAAAAAGACCTTGGCATGATTTCCGCGTACGCAACAACCTCGCGGGAAGAAATGTTTGCCGAAGGTTTTGCCATGTACCGACAACTTGGAAGTCTTTCTAATGTGGGCGGCGTAGATTTTTCGGAACTTGAGCCGTTCTACAAACCACGATCAAAGCGAGGCAAACGATGACAACGCGAATCAGCCAGTGCTTGGTGTGCAAGCATTTTTCTGGGCAAGTGGAGGGATCAGACGAACAAGGGTGCGCAGCGTTTCCTGGCGGCATCCCTGGTGACGTTTGGGAAAACAAAGTGATGCACACAGAGCCAATCAAAGGAGACAGCGGAATTATTTTTGAGCGTCGCGTGCCCTTTTCCGCCCAGCAAGACGAGGAATTCTAGGAAGCCGCTGCCGGCGGTAGCCAAGAAATAACAACGAAGAGACAAGGAATTACAAGATGAATATCGAGCGACGTTCCCTCGCGATTGATGAAGTCGAGTCGGCGGTACCGCTGCTCGCGGTCGAGAGCCGCAGCGAGGATGACGGCAGCGAGCGTGAGTACGTGGTCGGGTACGCGGCGAAGTTCGGCGTGCTGTCCCTCGACCTGGGCGACTTCGTCGAGCGGATCGACCCCGGTGCCTTCGGCCTGGTCGCGGAGCGTCGCGGGCGGCGCAAGGCGTTGGAGACGCGAGCCCTCTGGAATCACGATCCGAACTACCCCCTCGCCCGCTACCCCGGCACGCTGCGGATGACCGTTGATGAGGTAGGGCTCCGCTACGAGTTCCCGGTGCCCGACACGTCCTACGGGCGGGACATCGCGAGCAACATTCGAGCGGGCATCGTCAAGGGATCGTCATTCTCGTTCACGGTGCCGAGCGGCGGCGACTCGTGGGCGGTGGAGGATGGACGCAGCGTGCGGACGATCCAGCGGATTGACTCGCTGCTCGATGTCGGGCCGGTGACGTTCCCGGCATACCCCGACGCCGACGTGAAGCCAGCGGGCGTTCGACCAGTACCGGCAGCAGCAAGAGATCGAGGTAGCGAAGCGTTCGCTCGCCCGGTCGCGTGCCGCTGAGATCCGCGAGTATCTGAGGCAGCATGGCCGCTAGTGGCGATTCGTGCCCCCGGTGCCGCGACGGCAAGCTCGCCGTCGCGTCGAGTGT